ATCTGCGTTACCGGCGAAGTTGCGCACGAGGATAGAGAAACTATGCTAGACGAAATACGCTTTGGTAAAAAAGAGATTCTCTTTGGTACTCAGGCTATATTTTCAGAAGGCATATCATTAGACGACCTAAGTTGTCTAATATTAGGGACGCCTGTAAATAACGAACCACTACTAACACAGTTGATTGGTCGTGTTATTCGGCAAAAGGAAGGCAAGAAAGATCCTGTGGTTATAGATATTCAATTAAAAGGGAATACTGCACGAAGGCAGGCTTCCAATAGGGTTGGATACTATATGAAACAGGGTTACGACATACGGGAACTTTAAAAAAATAGTTCTTGACATGAACTTAATTTTTTGATATAATATGTTTTTATATAATTGGAAAAGGATTTTTGAAACGTGCGAAGGCAATGCCATAGAAATGGTAAGAGTCTTAAAGATGTTAGTCTTCAAGCAAGTTCCAAAGAATAGGTACGATAAAATTTATCGTTATTCAACTATTGATTTCAGAGGAGAATCCTTTCTTGTTCATCCTGATGTCCTGTTATGTAATGAGCACAAATATGGCTACAAAGACATATGTATATATGTTGCTATAGCCAGCCTAAGACCATATGCAGATTATGTAGCATATGGCAAAACAACGCTAGATCTATTGCATTTGCCAATAGATCCATTTATATTTTTACAAAACTTTAGCCTACTTCGTGTGATAGGTGACCAGATTCACTTTAAATACGAAGAAGCCCCAACGGAGAAACACTAATGGCAATATCATTTAACCAACAAAAAGGTTCCGCACAAAAGACTTCAATCAAATCATTTCAGTATGTAAATGGCGATAACAAGATGCGTCTATGCGGAGACATATTAGCAAGATACGTATACTGGATCAAGGGTCAGAATGACAAGAACATTCCTATGGAGTGTCTCTCGTTTGATCGCAATACTGAGTCTTTCAATAACAAAGAGAAAGACTGGGTTCGTGAGTACTACCCTGATCTCAAGTGTGGCTGGAGCTATGCCACTCAGTGCATTGACAACGGTGAAGTAAAAGTTGTTAACCTGAAGAAGAAGCTCTGGGAGCAGATCATTACTGCTGCTGAGGATCTTGGAGATCCTACAGATCCTGAGACTGGCTGGGATATTTGCTTTAAGAAAGTTAAGACTGGACCTCTGCCTTATAATGTAGAGTACCAGTTACAAGCTCTTAAGTGCAAGCCTAGTGCTCTTAGCGAAGACGATAAGGCTCTTTTAGAGGATCTTAAGTCTATGGATGACGTAATGCCTCGTCCAACTCCTGACGCTCAGAAGGAGCTGCTTGACAGAGTACGTGAAGCAAGCACTACTGAGGTAGATGAAACCCTAGAAGCCGAGTTTAATATTGCATGATTTTATTTACAGCGGATTGGCACTTGAAACTGGGACAGAAAAATGTCCCAGTAGCTTGGGCTAGTAAGAGATACGAAAAGTTTTTTGAGCAGGTACACTCGTTAGAACAACAGTGCAATATGCATATCATAGGAGGTGACCTTTTTGATCGCATTCCAACGATACCAGAGCTTGAGATATACTTTTCTTTTATTCGCAATGTAAAGATACCAACTATCATATATGATGGTAATCATGAAGCGACTAAGAAGAATAGAACCTTTTTTAGTCAATTAAAAACCGCTTCAAGAGATATAAACCCACTAGTAAATATAGTGGATATATCCTATATAGATGATGATTTAGGGTTTGGAATATTACCATACGCTGATCTTCATCAAAAAAATAGTATCGAGAAATTTGATACGAGTAAACCTTTGTTTACTCATGTGCGTGGAGAGATCCCTCCCCATGTCAAACCAGAGGTGGATTTAGATAGGTTTGAGGATTTTCCGGTCGTCTTTGCAGGCGACCTTCACGCCCATAATAATACACAAAGGAATATAGTATACCCAGGTAGTCCTATGACTACATCCTTTCATAGAAATAAGGTCTCAACAGGGTATTTACTCATTAATCCAGTAGACTGGACATGGATGTGGGAGCCTTTTGATCTCCCACAGCTTTTAAGAAAGACAGTAGAAAGCCCAGATGAGATGATACCTACTGACAGTGACCATACTATCTATGAGTTGGAAGGTGACATCCAAGATTTAGCCGGAGTTAAAAACTCTGAACTTCTGGATAAGAAAGTAGTAAAACGTAGTACGGAAGCAACTCTTGTTCTTGACAAAGATATGTCTGTAGAAGATGAGTTAATAGAATATTTAACATATATTCTTGAACTTTCAGATGATAAAATTCCAGATATAATAGGGACGTACAATGATTACGCTCAAACGGCTACAATGGGATAATTGTTTTAGTTACGGGGAAGGTAATGATCTAATCCTTGACGATAATTCAGTTACCCAGATAATTGGTACTAACGGTATGGGCAAGTCGTCCATACCGTTAATTATTGAAGAAGCACTTTACAATAAAAATTCAAAAGGTATAAAGAAAGCAGATATACCCAATAGGTATATAAATGATGGCTATAGGATAGTATTAACCTTTACGAAAGATGACGATGTTTATTCTGTAAGTATTAATCGCAAGACCAGTATAAAAGTAAAATTAGAACAAAATGGAGAAGATATCTCTAGCCATACTGCTACAAATACTTATAAAACCATTCAAGATATTATTGGGGTAGATTTTAAAACTTTTTCTCAGTTAGTATATCAAAATACAAATGCAAGTTTACAGTTTCTAACAGCAACAGATACAAACAGGAAAAAGTTTTTAATAGATTTATTACACCTTGAAAATTATGTCGAGTTATTTGACATCTTCAAGGAGGCATCAAGAGTAGTTAGTTCGGAAATTACCGGAATACAAGCAAAGATAGATACGATAGAAAAATGGTTAGCAGATAACAAATTGAGTGATACTACCATACTTCCGATGCTAGATTTAGAAATTGATACGGAAGAGGACGAGAAAGCTTTGAGGTTTTTACAAAAAGAAATTGAAAATATCTCGGAAAAAAATAAAAAAATCTCAAAAAATAATCATTTTAAAGAAGCACTGCAACAAATCAATATACAAGAAGCACAAACCTCTAATATAAAAGGTGTAGAATCGTATGACCATCTACAAGCAGAATTAGGAGAGCATAAAGCAACTTTAACGGGGTCTCAACGCCTTATAGCAAAGTTGAACAAACTAGGAGATCACTGCCCCACTTGTGAGCAGGATGTTGACCCAGAGTTTATAAATAGTCTAAAAGACTTAGAGGCTAGGAAACTAGTCGAAGCAGAGGAAAAAAGTGGAGAAATTGAAAGAGAAATTAAAAGAATTAAAGAGTCAAATATTGAATTCGAACGTTGCCGAAAAATTGAGAGAGATTGGGTGGACTTGTTTAGAAGCATTGACAAGAGTTTACCAGACCTTCCTCTGGATAAAGGTGAGCTTGAAGGAAGGTTGGAAGACGTTCGAGCTAACTTACTTCTCGCAAAAGAGCAGCTATCTAGCACAGCTCGAGAAAACGAGAGAAGAACGAAGCAGAATACGCGTATACAGGTAATACAAGAACAGACTGATAATTTTCTACAAGAGCGTGGAGAAATATCAGAAGTTCTTGAGAAGCAACAAACACTTGTATCAAATTTAGAAATACTGAAAAAAGCTTTCAGTACAAATGGTTTATTAGCTTACAAGATTGAAAACCTTGTAAAAGAGTTAGAAGAATTAGCGAACACCTATCTAGGAGAATTGTCCGATGGTAGGTTTACTCTTGAATTTGTAGTATCTAATGATAAGTTAAATGTTCAGGTGACGGACAACGGAAAAATTGTAGATATTCTCGCACTTTCTTCAGGAGAATTAGCAAGAGTGAATACAGCTACTCTTATTGCTATACGCAAGTTAATGAGTAGTATTTCAAAGTCTCGCTTGAATATATTATTTTTAGACGAAGTTATTGCAGTCTTAGATGACGCAGGACGAGAAAAACTAGTCGAGGTTTTACTCGGAGAAGATTTAAATACATACGTAGTCTCTCACGGCTGGACTCATCCTCTACTCGAAAAGATCGAAGTAGTTAAAGATGGGAATGTAAGTAAATTGGAATGATAATACCAGAAGATATAGTAATTACTCATAAAAGGAACAAAAAAGTGGTAGATAGCAGGGCTAAAGGAGCACGAGGAGAATACTTAGTACGAGATTTATTAAGGGAACATACAGGACTTCAATTTGAAAGAGTGCCAATGTCAGGTGCTTTAGAATATTTGAAAGGGGATTTGTATATACCTAACCAAAATAACTACTATTGTATAGAAGTAAAAAACTATTCTGATTCCCCATTGTCTGATAAAGTCCTAACCCAGCAAAAAACAAATAACTTAATACGTTGGTGGAGGAAACTTTTAGGACAAGCACATGGAGGAAAACAACAACCATTATTATTTTTTAAATATAATCGGTCAAAAGTATTTGTTTGTACAGAAAAAGAACCAGAAATCATAAAAAACTATGTTTACATAAGCCCACTAAAATGCTACGTTATGGTAGCGGATGAGTGGTTAACCTCTGAAAAGATAAGGTTTATAGGAAGTGGCTTTTAAATTTAATAGAGAAAAAAATGCAACGCTAATAGTTGATGCCTTAAACTTAGCGTTTAGATGGAAACACCAAGGCAGAACAGATTTTAGGTATGAGTACCAAGAGACGGTAAAATCTTTAGCAAACTCATATAAGTGTAAAGATGTAATTATAACAGCAGACGGCGGATCTTCTAGTTATCGTAGAAAAATACTACCCGAGTATAAACTCAATAGAAAAGATAAGTATGCTACACAAACTGACGCAGAAAAAATTGCATTTGAAGAATTTTTTGAAGAATATCAGGCAACTCTAGATTTACTGGATTGGCCTGTTCTTCAATTTGATGGTGTAGAGGCAGATGATATTGCCGCACACTTAGTAAAAGAAAAAGAAAGGTACGGTTTTGAAGAAATATGGTTAATATCCAGTGACCGAGACTGGGATTTACTTATACAAGAAAAGGTGAGTAGATTCTCTTATGTTACTCGAAAAGAAGTACGTATTCAAAACTGGGGAGATCATTATGAAGTTAATCCAGAGCAATATATCTCGTTAAAATGTCTAACAGGCGATAAAGGTGATAACGTTCCTGGAATAACTGGTATTGGTCCAAAGAGAGCTAAAGATTTGATTATCGCTTATGGTGATGCAATGAATATCTATGACTCTCTTCCTATAAATAGTACATATAAGCATATTCAAGAGTTAAATGCAAATGCAGAACGTATTCTTCAAAACTATGAGTTAATGGATTTAGTAACATATTGTGATGATGCAATCGGGGCGGATAATATTTCTAAGATCAAGGAGATGGTGTGTTAATAAATTACGATAGGGATAAGTATTTATCCGAATTTAGTCATAAAACCCTAAAAGATAGATATTTAGTTAACGGAGAAAACTCTCCACAGGATGCGTTTGCAAGAGCAGCAAAAGCGTTTTCAGATGATGACGCACACGCACAAAGATTGTATGATTATGCTAGTAAACTTTGGTTTATGTTTTCTACTCCTGTCCTCAGTAATGGCGGGACGACCCGAGGGCTTCCTATTAGCTGTTTCCTTAATTATGTTGAGGATAGCAGACAGGGAATCACCGGACACTATACTGAAAACGCTTTCCTTTCTAGTGTTGGTGGTGGTGTGGGTGGCTGTTGGAGTGATGTCAGAAGTGTAGGATCTAAAACTTCAAATGGTTCTGAAAGTACAGGAGTAATCCCATTCATGAAAGTAGTGGACGCTGAGATGTTAGCATTTTCTCAGGGTGTCACAAGGAGAGGAAGTTATGCAGCATACTTGGACATATCTCATCCAGAAGTGGAAGAATTTTTGGATGTACGTAAGCCTACAGGCGGGGACGTCAATAGAAAGTCTGTCAATTTACATCACGGTATTCTTATTGGTGATGATTTCATGGAACTCATAGAAGGAGCTACGAGAGAGGAAGGTTTTGATGACTCTTGGGATCTTATAGATCCACATACAAATCAAGTAACAAAAACAGTTTCTGCAAAAACTCTTTGGGTAAAACTCATACAGAATAGAGTAGAAACTGGTGAACCGTATATAATGTTTAAAGATACGGTTCAGAATGCACTACCTAAGTATCAAAAAGAGGCAGGATTAAAAGTAAATCATTCTAATTTATGTTCTGAAATTACACTCGCAACGGATGAAGATAGAACTGCAGTATGTTGCCTATCAAGTGTAAATTTAGAAGAGTATGATGAGTGGAAACATGATGATAATTTTATTCCTGATCTTATTCGTATGTTAGATAATGTAATTAGTTACTTTATTGACAATGCCCCACTGCATTTAGCAAGAGCCGTATATAGTGCATCTAGGGAAAGGAGTCTTGGACTTGGTGCAATGGGATTTCACGCATATTTACAGCGTCACAATATTCCTTTTGAGAGCGCAAGTGCGAAAGGTGCAAACATGAAAATGTTTCAGCACATAAAATGGAGGGCAGTTAATGCAACTAAGCAATTGGCTGAAGAAAGGGGCGAGTGCCCTGATGGAGTTGGTCATGGGGTTCGTAACGCTCACCTTTTGGCTGTGGCTCCTAATGCTAGCAGTAGTATTATATGTGGTAATACTTCTCCCAGCATTGAGCCTTATAGGGCTAATGCATTTACACAGAAAACTAAAAGCGGATCTAGCTTATTGAAGAATGAGTACTTAGAACATGTTCTTCAAGAACTAGACCAAGATACAGATGATGTATGGAAGAGTATTATTACAAATAATGGCTCAGTACAGCATTTAGACTTTTTAGATGATTGGACAAAAGATGTATTTAAAACTGCTGTAGAAATAGACCAGAAATGGATTATTGATATGGCATCTGATAGACAAATGGATATTTGTCAAAGTCAGTCTCTAAATATATTTTTTCCTGCAGACGTATCAAAACAAGAACTTCATGCGATACATATGATGGCATGGAAAAGGAAAGTAAAAACTCTATACTATCTACGAAGTGAGGCTATTAAAAGAGCAGAAACAGTTTCTGATGAAGCATTACGACAGTATATATTTGATAGTTTAGATGATGAAGGCTGTGTAGCTTGTGAAGGGTAGAGTTTGGACAGTTTGGAAATATACAATAGGCAGTTTTAGTGATGAAAAAACAGCAGAGTATGATAATATTGTAGCAATACTAAGAACTTTAATAGTAATTGTTAATGTTGTGTGTGCTTTTTTCATTATGACAAACATAGTACATAATTGGTGAGATATGAGTTTATTACAAGAAAGAGACTATTACAAACCGTTTAATTACCCGTGGGCTTTTGAGCATTACAAAACCCAACAGCATATGCATTGGCTTCCAGACGAGGTAAATCTTGCAGATGATTTAAGAGATTATCGTGAGAAACTAACCCCTGGGAA